TCACCTTTTCGGTGGGGGGGTTATTTGTCCGCATTGGATTTTTGTTATTTCTTCTATTGTGTTTTTTCTTTTGGATGGTTCGTATTGAGGGGTTTCTTTATCTCTCCATCCTGCTGTTCCTATTAACCAGTCTACGGAGACTCCATAGAAGTCTGCTAGGATTCCGAGTTTTTCAATATCTGGTTGTAAAGTTCCTTTTTCGTATCTTGCTATATTCGGTTGTGCTATTCCGGTTTCTTTTGCTACTTCTCTTTGGGTAAAACCTGTGTTGTTTCTGGCGTATTTTATTCTGCTTGGGAATATTTCTTCATACATATTTCTTACAATCTCCTTTCTGATACAATTATAACATCATGTATAAAATGATGATTAAAAAATTGTATCTTTGACGATTTAAAAATTAAATCAAATATGCGATAATTAAATCATAGATTTTTAGGGGTGTAAGCAATGACGGTCACGGACAAGGAATATTGTGTATGGTGTAACCGATTCAGTTAGTGATAACATGGCCGAAACGGCCTTGTTATATATCCACCCCCAGACTCCTCCTCCGGTTACGCCCATTACCGGAGGGGGTGAGGGGGTAGAAAAAATAAGGGGAGTGGCTATAATGCAAATGATTCTGGTGGGCCGGCAGTATTTCGATTACATAGGTCAGGATGGTAAGCAGGTTCAAGCGCTGCGGCTGTATCTTTCGTATGACCAGCCCGGCCAAAAGTATGATGGGATGCTTGTTTCGGATTTGTATGTGTCCCGTTCTACAAGGCCGGATTTTTACGATTACTGCCTGAATATGGAGCTTGGGAAGGTTTATGAGCCGGAATTGACCTTTAACCCGCAGAAGAACACATCGTATATAATCGGTTTCATCGAATCAACTCCGATAAATATATCGGCGGACGAGATTCAGCAGTCTTTTGAGAGAAAGAAGTGAGGTGAAGAGCCGTGAAGAGGAAGCTGGCTGCTATGGTTTTGGCGTTGCTCTTCTCGGCTTTTCTATTTTGTATTCCGGCATCGGCAGCCTCGCAGCTTGATTGGACTGGTGTTAAACCAACGTCTTTTCAGTTTTATATTTCGGAAACTGGTACGTATGGGGATTTAGCTTATACCTCGGATTTACAGCCTAATCATGTGGGGAATATAGTTTATAATTTTTCTGCTCCGCCTTTGGCAACTGAATTATTGTTAAGGTTTGATTTGGTAGAACCAGTGATTTTAGATTCATCTTATGAGTATGAAATTTCTTTTACTTTTGGCGGCCAGCTTATTACGGAGGTACATACCAGGATAAATCGTGTTTCTGTGCAGTTGATAGGTAAGGATGTTTCAGGCGGTGATGTCTCTTTTGAATATGATGCTATGTCAATGGATGACTATCAGGACATGTCTGTGACTTTTTATGATAGTAATTTAAGAGGGGTGAATTTTTCTAGAATAACCTCGGTTCTATTTACTTACTATATCCCTCGAAATTTTGATAATAAATTGATTTGGATTCATACACCCGGCGAAATAACGATAACAAAGGCTCCAGATCCGCTTATAGATGGAGATGGTACGCCGTTAGCTCCGGATTATAACGAGGAGCTTGATAATGCAGGCACTCAGATGGATGAGCTTGAGCAGGAGGCTCTCGGCGGTAAAACGGATGAGGAGATCCAGCAGGAGGTAGAGAATGCCTTAAGCTTTGATACAGACAGCTTGGATAAAAATGCCTCTTCTGCGATGTCTGGCTTTTTTGATGACCTGCTTGATGTATTCGGGGCAGATTATCAAGCCCTTTTGATGCTGGCGCTTTCCCTTGCGCTGGCCGCGTTTATTATAGGCCGCCGCTATAAATCTTCTTAGGAGGTGCGGCAATGACGTTTTATGCTATTCAAGCTGCCGGTATTTTCGATTTTTTCAAGCAGATAGCGGATTTCATCGGTTCAATCATTAATTTTGTTGTTCAGATGGTGACCGGCCTTTTCCGGCTTCTTACGCTGATTCCGAAATGTGTGACCTTGTTGACGGATTCTATAGGGGCTTTACCTTCTATCCTGGTTGCGTTTGCTTCGGTGACGATAACGGTATCGGTAATCTTCATTATTTTAGGGCGTGATCATGGAGGCGAGAGTTAGTGCAAAGCTTGTTTGATATTATGACGATGGTTCGGGAGGATATACTTGAAAAGCTGATAATTCCCGGCATTGGTATAAGCTGGTGGAAATTCTCAATTTACCTTCTTATTATTGGTGTTGTGGTAACGGTTTTGGTGAATGGTGTCCGGGTATCTTCTGGCCGTGCAGCTTCATCCGGCCGACAAAATGCGCGGCCTCGGGATGATTCGGAGGATGATGGGTAATGTATGATACTTACGCACAGCGTATTTATGAATGGCTTCGAGAGACCTTCTTTCCGTATTATCAGGAGCAGATAGGGGATATATTGTCCGGTTTATCGGATATAGTTGTTTTGCTTCGTAACGGCCTATATTTGGGGGTTTTTGCCCTTTTGTTGTGGGTGGCTTATACATGGCTCAGGCCGCATTTAATGAAGGTGTAAGATATGCTTGAACGGTTGTTTAGTCTTTTCTTTGGCCTTTTGGATGGCCTGGTATCTTCGGATTTTTTTGTGCTTCTTATTGCGGCAGGCTTCCTATATGGGATAGCCACCCTGATCCGGTATGTATTAATGGGGGATGATTGAAAATGTGGTTTTTGTATGCGCTCTTGATTGTGTCCGGCATCGTCTTTATTGTGGTTCAGCTTTTCTTTTCTTCCGGCGGCAAGGCAAAATTTAAATCGGATTTGCCTAAAGCAGAAAAACCGAAAAAGAGAAAGGGGTTTGTTGCGTGTTCCTTGATTTTGTCCGTGATTTCGTTGGGGCTGTTGACAGCGGCTATGATTTCATTCTTATCTTGACAGCCTGTGTGCTTCTGGTTGTGGTGTCGTCCCTGATTATCGGCTTTTTTCTCGGCGCTTTATCCTGTCTTACTACGAGGTTTTTTAAATCATAGTTGTATATCAGCGTCCGGGGCTGTGTACATAGAAATTTATTAAAGGGAGTGTTTTCTTTGCCTGAGTCCTTGACTACGGCTCTTGAATTCATGATTAATCAGACGGTTAACATGATTTCAATCGTTACTGGAAATGAAGTCCTTTGCCTTGGCCTTGCCATGTGGGCGGCTGGTGGTGCGATCGGCCTCTTTAAGCGTCTGGTGTAAGGAGGTTGTACTATGCCGACAACAGCCGCGCCTACTTCAACGGTGCCGCCCCTTTCGGATGGCGGTACTATCACTACTGCGCTCACTTATATGGTTGAGCAGGTTGGGAATGTTATCGATATTGTCGTTACCAATCCTGTCCTTTGCCTCGGCCTTGCTATCTGGTGTGCTGGTGGTGCGATTGGCCTTTTTAAAAGGCTTGTTTGACCGATGCCCGGCCTTGGTGTTTTGCTGGGGCCGGGCTTTATTTTGTATTTGGATGTGAGCGCCTTGGTAAAGAAGATTGGTGTTGTGTTCTTCTTGGTTTTTATAATGGGCGTTTTTATGGTATCGGCTGAGGAATCCGGCCTTGTTGTTGGCTCAACGACTGAGGCCGGTTCTGGCGAAAAATCGCCGGATAATCCGTATAAGATAGAGGGGTATGCGCCGGACTCTGTGACTGTTGGCGATGAGGTGTATGGTGTTCCTTGTGAGCCATTGTTCGGGAATGGTGAGATTCAGGATACTTATGACCCTGTGACAGGTGTAGAAACAAGGTATTTTAAACTTATTACTTATAACGGTTTGGAGTCTTGGACTCTTTATTCAGATGGGGAGAGTGTTTATTATCAGTTTTATTATTTGCCTGCGCTTCATGATTTAGATTATTCTTTTCAGCCTATATGTACTCATTTTTATTATAATTCTATTGATATAGGTACAGATAAACAAGGGTTTTCTGCTACGAAGAATGTCGTACGATTTCGACCGGATATGTCAAGGTTCCCTGATCTTGATTCGTGGAAGTCATGGTTAAAACAGCAGTATGATGCTGGTACACCTGTACAGCTTCTTTATCAATCAGAGCAGCCCGTTATAGTTCAGTATGAGCCGGTTGTAATAGGGAATGTTCATTTACTTTCTTTGCAATTCTCTTTGCAATGGGTTATTCAGAATGTCCTTACTGTGATTCAGATTGTGGCATTGGATCCGGTGTTGATGCTTGGCATCTCGGTTTGGTGCTTTGGCGGCGTTGTTTTCCTTTTTCGTCGTCTTGTATGAGTTTGGGGGTGTATATATGATAACTGGTTATTTTGGCCTTCCTGGCTGTGGTAAGAGTACTTTCCTCGCAAAGCTCGCTCATCAGTATATAGCAAAGGGGTATCCTGTATATGTTCTCGATACTGCTCCTGTTGATGGCTGTTATCTCATTAATTGGCAGGATATTGGAGTTTATGATATGTCTGGCGCTGTTATTTTGCTGGACGAGATTTCTTTATATGCAGATAACCGGGACTATAAAAAATTCTCAGATACCTTGAAGCAGTTCTTTATCCTTCATCGGCATTATCATTGTGATATTATTTGGTTTACCCAACAGTATGACGGTGTAGACCGTAAAATCAGAGAGTTGACAACCTGCCTTTATTATGTACGAGCAGCAGGCTATTTGACCTATGCTGTCCGTATAGACCGCTTTATCCATGTTGAGAAGGAACGCAAGGAGATCCGGGTTGGGTATAAGATAACTGGTATTTTCCGCGCCCTCTTCGGTTGGATTAACCATTCTGTAAAGCTTTGTTATAGGCCGCGGTATTATAAATACTTTGATTCGTTTGAAGCCCCGCCCCTTTCTAAAAAGCAGTTTCCTTTGTATGAGGTTCCGAAAAAGGAAAAAGCAAAACTATAGGCTTAGGTCGCTGTCGGTTTGCCTTTTCTTCTCAGCTCGCCGGGAACCGGATTTATTGAGAGGTAGAATCTCCGAGGTGGGGAGGGGGCCCCGCCCATCACACTTAGAACATCCCTCTACCTCCTCCATATTGGCCATAGCAGACTACTGTCTAGTAGAGAGCTCGAAGCGGGGAAGCGACCCCGATTCACGCCCCACCGCGCCGGGGCCCCGGGGGGGGGCGGGCCGCCGCGGGCGCACCGTAAGTATTACGTGGATTCATTCGACAGAAAAATGGGCGTCAGCCCGCATTGTGACTGGACTTTTTGGAATCAAAAAAAATGCGGGGTTTTTTAAATGGAAAATATCTTTTCTATAGACTGGTTGACCTTGACGATACGTGTCGATTACTACGCATATTTTGGAGATTTGAATTATAGTGCAAATTCTTTAATATCCCGTTTTTGTTCTCAATTGAAACGGATTACAGATGGATATATTGAAGAATTGCAATTTGTGCAATGTCCTTATGGTATCAATCGGTTTGATACTATGTGGAAGTGGGGAGGAGAGAATCATTTTATTCTATGTGCTTCTCAAAGAAATGAAAAATTAGACCATCTGGTTATGCTTCAGTTAACAGGTCAAGGTATTCAAGAGTTAGGTACGATATTTGTATATCAGATTCTAATGTATTGTATGGATAATGGTTGTAATGTAACTCGGTTAGACCTTTGTTATGATGATTATTCTGGTGTTATTCCTGTTAAGAAATTAGTTCGTTCTTTTGAGAAATATATTTCTGGAAAAAAGGTTATATCTTCAAATTATGGTTCGGATAGAGCGAATATTTATATGGGTTCGTTTAATGGTGTTCCCTACAAAAATATAGTTTTTGGTTCTAGGAAAGCTTCACAATATTTTCGGCTATACGATAAGCGCGCGGAGCAGTCCGAGAAGGATATAGCCTATTGGTATCGTTTAGAGATGGAATTGAGGCGGGAAGCTGCTCGGGCTGCCGCCGAATACATTATAAAACAATTTCCCGATATACAAACAGCCTGCCGCTATTTTTTAAATCGGATGTTTCGTGTTTTGTCTCGTGAACCTGAGGGTATAGGTGAAGAGCAGCATTTGAGCCGAGTACCTACAGCCGATTGGTGGAAGGATTTTGTAGTGACAGAGGATAAGGCGGTAGTTAAGTACACAAAGCCTTCTGTTGAGCAGACGGTTTTTACTATGCTGCGGCATGTGAAGGAGTCCTATGCAGGATATTTGAAAACCTTGATAGACTTGGAGCCTGAGCGTTTTTGGGAGATTCTTGAGACGACAGGTAAAGAGCAGCAGAGTAGATTGAAATACCGTCGGCTGATTGATGATTATAATTATCGTAAGGCGCGCGGTACTTCTTCTGATTGGGTTGATTTTGATGAGCTATGATTACCTTATTACTTTGTTGTATGAGTATTTCTATCGTCAGCAGATGGAACGGGAAAACGATTTGACGCAATTGATAAATAATATCTCGTTGCGCCGTGCTGATGAGCTCGACCACTTAGAAATGATAATGGCTTTAGTCCGGCTGCGGTGTACGGATGCCATTGCACAGGATGTTTATAAGCTGGTTGCAATCTCTAGAATATAGGGATATAATTGGGAAGTGGTTTGTGAAAGATAGAGACAACTAAACAAAATGAATACTTTGTTTAGTTGAGGGGAGGGGGATGACATGCGAAAGGCATATTGGCAGGAATGTCCGGAGCTTCTGCGCAGCTATCTCGGTTATCTGGAAAACATCAAGGGACGTTCCTCGAAAACCGTTGATGAATATTATACCGATTTGCGCACTTTTTTCCGCTATATGAAGCGTCAGCGCGGACTGGTATCCCCTGATACCGAGGATGAGGCTGTCTCTCTTGACGGTGTGGATTTGGAATTTGTCCGCTCTGTCACCCTCAACGATGTCTATGAGTATTTAAATTACGCCAAAAACGAGCGCGGCAACTCCAATAAAACACGCGCCCGCAAGGTTTCGTCTTTGCGGATGTTCTTCCGCTATCTGACAGATAAGACACACCAGCTTGAACACAATCCCGTACAGAATCTGGATACCCCCAAGTCCAAAAAGAGTTTGCCGAAATATCTGTCCCTGGAGCAAAGCCTGGAGCTTCTCACCAAGGTGAAGGGCGAATTCCCGGAACGGGATTATTGTATGCTGGTGCTGCTGCTCAACTGCGGGCTTCGCCGCGCCGAGCTGGCAGGGCTGAACCTGGAGGACATCGGAAGGGACAACACCCTGCGGGTGCACGGCAAGGGCAATAAGGAACGGATGCTGTATTTGAATGAAGCGTGCCGGAACGCGCTGACGCAATATCTGAAGGTGCGGCCCGTGGACGGTGTTGCCGACAAGGACGCGCTTTTTCTCAGCCGTTTGAAAAAGCGCATCAGCCTGCAGGGCGTGCATTATATAATCAAAGGGTATTTGCAGCAGGTGGACGGCGCACAAGGCCTCTCCACCCATAAGCTGCGCCATACAGCGGCGACGCTCATGTACCAGCAGGGCGGTGTGGACATCCGGGTTCTCAAGGATATTTTAGGGCACGAAAATCTGGGAACCACCGAAATATACACCCATCTGTCCAGCGAGCAGATTCAAAAGGCGGCAGACAATAACCCGCTGTCCCATGTCAAGCGGCGGACGGTGGATACAGAGACAAAAAACAACGGCGGGTTCACCCGCAACCCCGGCGGTTTTTTTTTTCTTATCGGGTCAATT